AGTCTTAGGGTTATGCACCTTAATTTTGCTCTTTGTTACTACAAGAGTATCATCAACATCAAATATGGTTATTGCATTTCTTTTCATTACTTCATTAGTATCTTTCTATATATATTATATCATCTATAATTAATAAGTGTGCTAGCACTCATGTTATAGATAGACAGATTAACAATCACGCCCATTAGTATAAACATGTTTTAAAACCGGGAACCTTAAACTGAATCCTCCGTTTTGATTTTCGCTTTCCTCGAAATACTGAATCGTTACAGTTTTACCAATAATATCTTGTGGAGATTTAAAATACATTTCTCTTTGTTCTTTAGAAAATCCTGATCCTACATTTACTTTACAACCTTTATGTTCAATTGTAATGTTACTTAAACATTCTCTTTCTACTTGTTTACCATTTTCTGTCCATCGGATAAATGCATTGGTAGTTCCTAAGACGGTATATTCTGCATCATGGAATTTTTTAACCTTTAGTAGATTATGGCTTCTTTTACCTTCATAGCCTACATTCTTTCTAACCATGATTCCTTCAAATCCTGCATCTTCAGCAGCCTTTGCCATTTCAGTAAATTGTTCTTCGGTAGTTAATTGTTCTTGTGGTAAGAATTCTAACATATCATAGTTAACATCATTTGGTAAGTTATGATAACCATTTCTTAATCTTAATGTTAATGGTGTAGTTCCAGTTTGATTATCAAATTGTTCTAAGGTTAAATAATCAAATACAAAGAATTTAGGTTTTTCAATTTGATGATCCTTTTTTCTAATCTGTTTCATGATTCCTTGAAAATCTTCATTGCCATCTTTATCAACCATACAGATTTCTCCATCTAAAATAAAGTTACCTGGAATCTTTAGAATTTCATTTTCTAAATTACCTAATGTTAAAAATTCTTTACCACTCCTAGAAAAGAATGTTACTATATCATTTTCTTTTCGGCAAATACAACGAACTCCATCTAATTTTCTAGAACCGTACCAGTCTCCACTTTTGAAATCTACTCTTTTTACATTATAAGGATTTGCTAATGCAACCTTGAATGTTGGTATACATCCTGGAATTACTTTATTAATAGAACTGGTAGATGCACCCATTTTAAGGTCTCTATCAATAATATTATAAATAAGTTTTTCGTGTTGAATATTTTCTAGGATAAATCTGTTAACATTTGCAATTGCATTATGCCCAGTAGAAACTCTGTTTGCTAAATCATTTAATATAGTAAAGATACTACCATAAGTATTTGCATGGCCAAGTAAATCAGAATTCTTTTTACAATTTTTTGAAGTTACATTATATTTCTTATAAGGATTATAAGTATAATTAAAAATCATTTGTAGAAATTTACTATCAGAGTGTTTCTTAATAGTTTCAATTTTGTAATTACCCGAAGATGAATCATTCATTTCATCAATAAATGATTGTAGATAATTTAGGTTTTTTGTTAGTTCAGTCATATTCCGTTTTGTTTAATTTATTATAATATAAATATAATACAATTTTCTCGGTTCTGAACTATAAATTCACGTTATTTTCAAAAAGTTATTAACAATTTTAAAACAAATAGTTGTCCCACAAGGGCTCGAACCTCGACTCTTCTGTACCAAAAACAGACGTGTTGCCAGTTACACCATAGGACAATAAAAATTACTTACTCTTTTTCTTTTTAAGCTCTTCTAATATATCATTAAATTGTTTGGTAGTTAGACCTTGGTGTCTAGAAGATACAAAAGGTTTCCACTGAACTACAATAGCTAAAAGAAATACGCATCCTATAAAATGCCAAAATGATTGAAATATAAATTCTAAAAAGTTCATATTGATTGATTTATTAGTTATATGTAAAATTAATTAAAAGTTTTATGATCATCATCATCTGGTGGAATTACAAATAACATTGATTTTAATTTTTGTAAATTAGTACATTTTTCATATTCTTCAGTTTCTTCAAAATATTTAATCATCCCATTAATACTTTTTAGCTTTAATTCCATAGAGTCTCTTCTTTTTAAAACTGCGCTAGGACTCTGCATTACTACATGATATGATAATTTCATAAATTCAGCAAAATCTGTTTGCTCTAATGTTAGTAAAAGACTTCTAATAAAATCATCACTAAAACCGTTACCCTTTTCCATTATGCTTATCTTTAATTTTTTTAATTAATATTTCATCTTCCTTATCTAAATTAGTTGGAATATCAACTATTACACTTATAAGTAAATCTGAATACTTACCTTCTTGTTTATAAACAGGAAACCCTTTTCCTTTAACTCTCAATACTTTTCCATTAGTAGTTCCTCTTGGTATTGAAAAAGATATAATTTTATCATAACAATTAATAGAATCCTTTCCACCAAGTATGGCATCATACATACTTATATTCTTAACAGTATGCAAACCTTGATTATCTAGAAAAAAGTTAGTATCATTTATAACTTCAATGTTCATAATAAGATCACCGCTTAATTCTTCAGTTTGGCCTCTTTGCCCTAGTCCTTTTAATCTTAGCTTTTGTCCATTTCGTATTCCTGGTGGGATATCAAGTTTTATTGTTTTCATTCCAATGTTTACATCCCTACTTGTTCCGTAATAAGCATCAGCTAAAGTTATTCTTAAAACACCTGTTGTATTCCTACCCTTTGTATTATATCCATACCTCTGATTAAACGCCCCACTAAAATTTTGATTTCTAAGTAAATCTTCAAACATACTATCATTAAAATCACCACCTCCAAAATTACCAAATGGATTAGATTGCATTTGGTCATACTGTGCTTTCTTTTGAGTATTACCTAAAGTTTCGTATGCATCAGCTGCTTCTTTAAATTTTTCTTCATTTCCATTTGTAGTATCTGGGTGATATTTTTTAGCTAATTTTCTATAAGCTTTTTTAATATCATCAGCTGATGAAGATTTATCTACTCCTAATATGTTATAAGGGTCTTTCATTATTTCCAAAGAAGTTGTATACCAATTAAACTACATGCTATGAATAATGAGACTACTGTTTTAGTCGTAATTCCTTCACCAAGAAAAAACCATGTTAAAAACGTAAAAGAAATAATACCAGACCCAAAGGCAATAAATCTACCTGGCCATAGTAAGCCATCATAGTATTCAACCATAAACTTAGTACCATATATTAATATGTAACTAATTGCAGTACCAAATAGAACTGATACTGTTAAAGGATTCTTTTTAAACCAAGGCCATACAAATTGTCCATTTGTTTGAAACCATATTGCAGCTTGCCCAGTAAAGAACAATGCAAATGCTAATAGTAATTTATTCATCTATATGATATTTATAACCTTGTCTTGACATAAAATTAAAATGAGAGTCCATTTGTTTTGCAGTTATCCATACTGAAGGCTCTGGTTCTACTCTTCCATCTGTTCTTTTATCAAATGCTTTATTTAAAAACCATTTGTCTTTTTTGCTCTCCCACCAAAACCAGACTTTTTGCCATGACTTAGGTTTTTTCATATAAACTTTACTACCCTTATCCATGTGAGCAATAAATTGTTTATATGTAATATCCCCTTTAGCCATTTTTATTTGATTCTTTTATTGTAAGTCTTTGGATTTTTTCTTCTAATATAAATTTCTTTTCCTCTAATTTGTTTTTTCTTTCTAATTGAGTTGCAATTCTTTCTAAGACATTTACCAAATTAGGTATATCTCCATCAATTAATTTACGACCCATCGCTGTTCTAAAAAATTCTGACATAATTGTGTTTATTTTTATATGCAACAACTTAATGTTTGTTTACAAATATATAAACAAATATAAAACTAATTATGAGTAAGATACCAAATTTTGATAAATTCGAAGTAAATGAAGAAATTGCAGTTATGGGTTTTGGGCAATCAGGAATCCAGAATTTTGGATTAGGTGGTGCAACACCAGAAACTGGATATAGTATGACTCCTGTTACAGGAATTATTGAATCATGTTCAAATCATATTGCTGAACAAGCAAACATGTATGAAACTAATGATAATAATGATCATACAGCTGAATCATATCTTAAAGAAGCTAAGAAGCATGTAAATGAATCTATGGATAGAGCATATGAAAACTACGGTTCTATGGATGAAGCAATGGTTCAAGTAGCTGGAAAAGATAAACCATCTGGAGCAAAAGTATTAGCAACAGTAATTTCAGATTATTTAATTGACAAAAATTACATAAGTGCAATTAACGGAAGAAATCCAAAAGGATCAAGAGAGAAGAAACAATTAATAAGTGAGATCCAAGAACTAATTATAAATTCAACATTTTAATATGGCAAGTATAGATTTAATACCAGGATTTGAATCCTTTAGTGTAAATGAGGCATCTAGGCGTAAAGTACACAAGGCTGCAAAGCAGGGAAGTTATCCTGCAGTAATTGTAGTTGTACAGGATGGTAAGGTAATACACCAAGAACCAGTAAGTACACCAGATGTTGCTCCTGCAACGTTTAATGTAATGCAAGAAAAGTATCCTAAAGCACTATTACATTTAGAAGATAACACTGGTAAGAGATTATTTAGTGAATCAGCAGTTACCGAAGCCGCTAAGATTGAAACCGAAAGATACGTAA